GTACGGGCGATTCATGAATCGCCCCTACATTTTGCGAATTATTTGCCTCTCATGCGTAGTCTCTGCTCGATCGCGCTCATCACCATCCCATCATTGGTGATATTGCCGGCCGTCACCTTGACCACCTGATCCGGCGTCATGTTCGGTTGACGCGGCGTGATATCGCCGTTGATCTCGACATTGACAACCGATCCGCCGCCCGGCACCTTGCCCGTTTTATTCATCTGGCCGAGCGTGTCCGCGCCGATGTTGTCGACGGCTCTTTTTTGCATAACGAATTCGCCGCCGTGGCCGATAAATAGCCCGCCGCTGGCGAAGCTCGGAATCATGCCGCCCTTCTCCATGAATAATGAAGCAATCCATGACCCTACGCTGGATATACCGGAAGATATCGACGAGCCAATGCCCCCAGTGCTTCCACCGCCCCCTAATGCCTCCTTCAGCCAGTCTCCTAATTTTTTGCCGATATCATGCGCCATGTCTTTTAATTTATCGTCGGCGGCAAGATTCATCGCCTCAGCCAATCCCCCCATAAATCCTTCGGCGATTGTTTTTAGTGGCGCTAGAATTGCCTTGTCTAATACTGCGCCTTGAAGCTCTATCATCATGTTACGTACTAAATTTTTCATGCCCTCGCCGAGACCTTGCTGGCCGGTCTCGATTCCCATCAAAGTATTTTTAAGCCCCGATGTCATAGAGTCTGCGAGCTCTGCGCCTAGTTTCTCGCCGCGCTCTCTTGCTTCTGCTGCTGGGTCAGCACCTTCGCCAGTAAAGCCCGCCCTTGCGCGTACCTGTTCCAGTGCTTGCTCGATCTGATATCGCCGCGTCACTGCTTCAATTTCCGCCGGTCCTGCACCGGCGGCTTGCGCTGCCTCTTGTGCCTTGACGATCAGGTTAGTGTATTTCTTGCTGATCTCATCCAGTGCTTTGGAAAGATCGTCCAGCCCCAGGCTCTCCGCGTCCATCTTGATCGCGGCCCACTTCTCCTCGGCATCGGTCAAGGCGTCTATGTCTTTGATCCATGCCTTGGATATCGTTTGAAGATCCTCAAGCGCCTGTTTTTCGAGCCGCAGTTGATCGGTCAAGTCGCGGCGCCGGTCCTGCTCTGTTTTCAGCGCCGTGGAAATACCCTTTGCGTTCTCCTCCATCTCTTTCTGCGCGAGTATGTAGTTGTCGGCGGCTTCTTTGCCGGACTCCATTTCGATAATTTGCGCTTGCAGGGCGGCGTTGGATTTTTGGATGCTCTCGATCTGTCTTTGTAGCTCATCGGCCAGTTTTTTGGCCGCGGCCTCATCGACCGGCGCCTTGAATGGCGCGCTGACTTTCGCCCTTTCGGCGAGCGCGCCGCCGCCGGCGCCAAGTAGAGCGCCGACCGCCGCGCTCTTATTGAACATCTGACTGAACAGGAAATTGATATTGCTCAAATCTCTGATGACTTCGGCCAATCCCTCCGCGGCGACGACCTTCAATCGATTATTCAGGCGCGTCCACGCATCGCCGAACTCATCGAGCGTATTGATATCCGCGTCGCTGAGTCCGCTTTTTCTCAGCTGCGCCAGATGCCCCGATATCTCTTCGATCGCCGGCCCGAGCTCGCGAAAATTCTTGCCTAGCAATTGCGCGCCGAGCGCCGCGCGATTGATCGGATTTTCGACTTTGCCGAGAGCGTCGGTAATAAGTTGTAAAAATGTTTCGGTATCCGCTTGCCGTATTTGATCGAGATTTAAACCGAGTTGTTTTACTGCTTGCGCGGCGGGATCAGATTCGTTTTTGATGCCGCCGAGGTTTTTCTGAAGTGTAAAAATGCCCTTGGCGAAGGCATCTAGTGAAGTTCCGTTTTCTTCGAGAGTCGATTTGAGCCCGCTTAGTGTCTGCCCCGAGATCCCGGTCTGTTGAGATAAATCTTTGAGTTGCCCGCCCAAGGCGACTAATTGTTTGCCATAGGCGATAAGCGCGCCGACGCCGAGCGATGCGCCGAGAATGTTGGTCAAGCCCTTTGCCATATTCTCGACGTTGGAGAAAGAGGTTTTAAAGACGCCCTCCATTTCCTTGACATCGAGGCGCAGCTTGCCGAGGTCGGCGCGCATTTCGACCAACAATTGACCGACGGTGCCCTTACCTGCCATCTGGCCCCCGTACGGGCGATTCATGAATCGCCCCTACATTAAAAAACCGGTCAAGGAATATTTCGGACTCTTCTTCCGATAGGTATTTATTGCCCGGTGGAAACGGCAGGAGATCGACATACTCAACCGACGGGGATCCCGCGCGGTTGAACATATTGGAAACGGTCGCCGTCAAAAGCGCGACGGGTCGCGCGTGGCGGTTCTCTCTTTCAATCCACTGTTCGGAGAGTAAACGAAGCTCGAACGGCGTGAGCGCCCAGAATTCTTGTGAGGAAAGGCCGAGGTCTATTCGGGCAAAACTCCAGAGGTCGCTGTCCCATTGAGTTTCATCAAATTTTTTTTTTCCTGTTCCTGTATCTCAATTGGCAGATCTTCCTCTAGTTTAGGCATCTTTAGATAGGTCTCGGTGATAACTCTCAGGGTCAATTGCATCACGTCGCGCAGATCGAACGGCATCAGGCCGACGGCCTCGATCGATAATGCCGGATCTTCGTGCAGCATGGAGGCCCAGAGAATAGCCTCGCAAAAGTCCATCCCGACGTCGCCCTGCTCGACCTGCGGCAGCTCTTCCATCATGATCCGAAAAATAGCCTTGCGCGGTTGCAGGTTGCGCGATTTATTCAGCTCGCGCTCGGCCGCCTTGAGCCCGCCGACCGTCAGCAATAGCCGGCGCGGCTTGTCGAGGTCGATATCGATTGGTTGGACGCCTGCTCTCATTCCTTGTCTCCCTGTCCCCTTGTCTCCTACGGCAGCCCCGCCGTCCCTGTAGTAACCCGCGTCGGCGCACCAGATATCCGAACCGTTGCACCCATCCTGATTGCTTTAGTAAAATCCAGATTCGGTGCCGGTGAAGTCAGATAGCCGGGAAATCCCCAGCCATGTAATGCGCCCGGCAGGATGACGCCCCAAAGTCTAATTGGCAGCGGCTCGGCCACTGCGTCATCATACAGCACGACATGAATCGGAATATTGACGATGTCCCAGAGCACCTCGAGCGGCAGCTCGCCGCCGTCGCGCAGGGTCGCCGCATATTCTTTATACCCGCCGGGCGATGAGTGATTGGTTATCTCGTCAAAATCCTGCCTGATCTGCGGCCCGGTCAAGACTGTGCATTGCGGGATCTCTTCGTAAACGGATGAGGTCGGATTTTTCCGGTAGAGCTTCGACCCCTTCGCGAGCATGTAAGTCGACATGGGTTTACCTCTTTAGATCTGGCTCGGCGCGCGGTTGACGGCGACCTTGACGCTGTTATCGGTCATGACAATGGTCACATCGCCATTTGCATTCGTGAAGCCCGCGCCGTTGATTAAGATCGTCGCCTGCTCGCCGGCCGCCAGTGAATAAGGCCCAACATCACCGATCCGGTTGAGAGAATCCGCCACAGCTTTCAGCGACCAGGTAAACGGGCTCGATGCGTGCGTGTTGCGGATCATGACGATCTCGCGCCCGGTATATTTAAATGAAATCCCATCGACGAAGGCCGTCGGCGCGACGAAAATGTCATCGAGCGAGTCAGCAGTCGGCGCAAGCGCCATAACCTTTTGCAGATTGCGGATCTCGGTTGTTTCGTTTAAAGCCTTGACTGCCATGTTTTAGAGCCCCCCATAGAGAAAGCGCCAATCGCCGAGGATCTGATAGTCGGACTCGGTCTCGACATCCGCCGGGTTGTATAGATCGATCTCGTCTTCCATGAAGACGCCGCCGATCCTGACGTCGCCGCTGATCGCCTGCTGCTCTTCCCACGGCGTCAGCGCGCCCTTGATGGCGTCGGCCGTCTGGCGTGCGGTACCATACGATTTCGCAAAGGCCGATATCTGAAAGCGCGACTCCGCGGCGCCGCAGTCCCCGTCGTGGGAATATTCCGGCAGCCTCGACGTCCGCTGATACACGACCACGGGTAGGACGGCGCTTTGTGGATACGTCACCGGATAGATGCGCGTGCCGACGAGCGCCGCGAGCGGCGGGTAGTTGCGAAACTGATTGACGATGGCTTCTTCCAAACTCATAACCGTGTACGCCGATTCATGGAAATCTGCCGTACGGGCGATTCATGAATCGCCCCTACATTTTTATGCCACTTCCTGTTCTAGATTGTCCCGAATGACCGTCTCGAAGGCCGCCAGGCCCGCCGCCTTTTCCGCTTCATAGGCGGGCGTCATCGATGGGCGCGAGCCGACATGGCGCAACGATGGCCCCTTTGCTGTGTGGCGGATGTCATAGCCGAACTCGAACCAATAGCCGATATTGGCGTGGCTGACGGATTGACCGTTGGACTTTACCTCGAAGGTTTCCGTCGATGGCCCGATTTTCACTATCCCCGTAGAACCGCGCAGTTTCGTCGTGGTAACGACTTTCATGCGTGGCGATATCAACGTCCTCGCCAGCCGCTCCGCGTGCGCCCTGATCGGTTCTCCGAATGCCTGGAGGGCTTTTCTAAGCACTGACTGCTCAAGCCGGCGGATGCGGCCTTCCAACTTCCGGTTGAGATCTTGCAAGCCCTTCAATTCCAATTTCATGTCCACAGCGTCAACGTCTCCGTGTATGGGCGATTCATGAATCGCCCCTACGAATCGCCATTACCCAACCTCTTTGCAAAGAATTTCTAACGTCGTCCGCAGTCGGTCCGGTATCACCGATTCGATATCAAGAACCTCGTCCCGAAATAGGATGCGCTGCGCGGCCTCGACCCCGGCGCAATAGCGCGTCATCACCCGCGTCGTGATGTCCGCCCCGACCTGCTTGGCTAGAAACTGCTCGCGCCCCGATAGCTTGACCACGTCGGCACGTAGCTTCTGAAAATCGACCCATGTATCGATCGGTTGCCCGAAGCCGTCCTGCTCCTGCGTGCGCTTCTGGACTGTCACCACTTCGCGGTTGCGCCCGGCGTTCATAAAGAAAAAAGCCTCTCGTTTGAAATAAGCCCTTCTACAAAGTCGAGTCCCTGGAGTTTTAACTCGGAATAGGATTCCCTGTGCTCGTAGTAGTCGGCCGTCTTGATCAGCATATAAGTGATCAGATGCGGCGGCACGTTTTCGCGCTTGTCGCCAAACCCGGCGACGAATTCCACAGCCACCGCGGAGGGCCTTGGCTGAACATATGGCCAATTGGCATTTTGAGCCCTCACGAGCCGCGGTGGCCGTGCGTTTAAATCGCTGTAGTAAGTGTTCGGGTCGATCGTCTGGGTCGCCCCGTTGCCGTCAGTCCATTTGACACTCGTCACCGACTGCACTGGCCGTTTAAAGATCTCAATACAATCGGGCAGCCAATCCAAATACATGGTCCATGTCTGCGTGATCAGCGCGAGATCATAGACGAGCTCGACCATCGTGCGGACGGCGAGGATCTGGCCCTGGATCAGCAGATCGTCGTCGTCGAGATCGATGCGGCTATGCGCCTTGACCTCGTCGAGGCCGATCGGCTCGATGACCGGCGGTGTCTTTAGTACGAATGTCGGAATCGGCTTGCGGTTATCGTACATTTTTTCGGCGTTTTATCGTGGCCGTTTCGTGCGTGCCGAGATTATCTTCCGGCGTTTGGATCAGGCCGGGCGATTCATGAATCGCCCCTACTTTTTTTTTTCAGCCGGTAACGCTCTGCCGTCGGCGATCCACATCTCAGCGACGGCGGCGCGCACTTCGTATTCTCTGTGCGCGCCGATCCAGCCGTATTCCTCGCTGAAAAAATCCTGAACGGTGCTAATCGTGACGGTATCTTCTTCGGGCATGATTTATATCCGTGTATTGGGGTAGGGGCGATTCATGAATCGCCCCTACGAATCGCCATTACGCCAACGCGAGCCATTTCACAGGGCGCGTGCCTGCGTCGAGCAGATTTCCGTCCGAGCGCATAAACGCAATAAAAGCGATCTGATCCAAATCGGCATACCGTTCCTCGAGCCGCACAAGTCGAATCGATGAAACGTCGCGGATCAGATATTTGCTCAAGTCGCCGAACAGCATGAGCTTTTGCCCAGTCGTGAATGTCGCCGACATCGACTGGTTGATGGTGTATCTATAGCCGAGCAGCCTGTCCGGCACGCCGCTTTGCAGCCCCGGCTGCCATATATATGCGTTGGTCGTGGACTCTTTGAGCTTCCTAATGGTCGCGAGCACGGTGTCGTGAAACATAAAACTCGCATTGGGTCGGTACGCCGGATCGACACTGTGGATAAGGTCGATCACTTCATCGCTGGTAAACGTGGTCATGCTCGCAGCCGCTTTACCGACCACTGCGGCGACCGTCAGCCCCTTGGGTAACGTGGTCCCTGCCCCGGTTGTGAAATGGTCGTTTTGGATCCTCGCGATCCTCGTGCCGAGCCAGTCGCCGACGAGCGCGCCGAGGTCAAATGCGCTATCCTGCGTCAATTCGTAGGACATGAGGATCGGCTTAGAGCTGTATTTAAAAGCGTTCAAGACGAGCTGCGCGAACGCCGGGTCGACCGATGCGCCGATCGTCGTCGCCTCGGCCAAGATCGCGCCTTTGTTGGTGGTGTCGTTCATCGTCGGGTAAGGCAGCGCATTGCCGGCGTCCGTGCGGATAACCGTGGCGTTTAATCGCACGCCGCCGTATGCGAGGAGCGCCTGCTCCAATGCGTAAACAAATCCTTGCGGTATGGTCTCCTTGCCCTCCGTCGACGTTATCGTATCCAGACCGACGCGAAACTCTCGCTGGAATGCGCGATAATGTTTGATGATCGGCAAATCGATCTGATTGACCCTTAAATCAGGAATCCCGAGCTGTGCCGCGGCGTTGATATGGCGCTGTTCCAAGACCGCGCCGGGCTTGCCCATGCGCAGAAAACCCTGGACCGAGAGCGAGACGGCTTCTTCGTATTCATGGCGCGACATGGCGCGATTGGCGACGGTGCCGTAGCGAAGCGCGTCGAAAGACACGTTGCCGTTGAAAGAGCCCTCGCCGTTGGCGGTCCCATTGCCATTGCCGTTTTTATTGGCCATGACGCTGCGCGCGAGCTCGGCTTCTTTCGTGGCTAGAAAATCCTCATTTTTGATGCGTTTTTCCAGCCCGGTGATCGCCGATTCCATCTTGTCGAATTTTTCGCGGTCCTCCGGTGTCTCGCCGCCGCGCTTGTCACAATCGGTCTGCAAATCGCGCAATTCCTTGATCGCCGCGCCGTATTGCTGCCTGAGTTCGTTAATATCTAACGACATAATTGATTCTCCTTTGGCTCAAATACTCTTGAGCGCGGTTGATAATTTCTTTGCGCATCTGGGCGCGGTCGAGGGATTCGTCTTTTAATTTTTCGGGATCAAAGGGATCGGCGGCGGCAAATCGGCCGCGCAGGCCGACATCCGTCGTGGGATATGCGGGTTGCGTGACCGGGGAGACGTCGTAGAGGTTGCTTATCGTCTTGATGGCGCGCAACTTGGCGTCGCGGTCGATCTCTTCGCCGTCCTCGGCGACGCGAAAGCCGAACGACATCTGCGAGATGTAGCGGCCGCGGATAAGCGTCAGCAGATCTCGCGCCTCGCTGGTGTCGGGCGGAAAAATCCGGACTTTTAGCCCGATTTCATCCTCTTCGAGCATCAAGCTGCGGTTTGAAACGCGGCCGATAAGGCGATCGTCGTTGTGATTGATGAGCGCGCGCACGTCATCGGTCTTGATCGCCGCGGCGAATGCGCCGGGGCGGATCACCTCGCGCCAGCCGGGCGCAAAAGGAAAGATTTCAAGCGACGGTTGATTGAAAACCGCGGCGTGGCCTTCGATAAACGGCTTGTGCTCGCCGTCCATCGACGTGCGCAATTCCGCAACGTTAAAAAACCGGCGTTCGATTTCCATAATAAAAAAAGCGGAGGTTCCGGCTGGTCGACCAGAACCTCCGCTAAAAAACCGGGCGATTCATGAATCGTAAAATGTAGGAAAAAAGAACGAAAGAAAAGGAAATTGAGAGGGGAGAGTGTCCGTAAAGTCCGTCAAGTCACTGACGGTCATTCTTTTTATTTGCCA